TTTATCTCCTAGATAAATCTGTTCTGAATAACTCGCTTAGGTGTTGTTCCGAAGCCCTTATGAACAAGTTGCTTGGCATTCATGATGCCCTGTCGGTACTCACCCATATCCAGCTGGGCTGCATTCAGATCAGACCAATAACGGTCTGGCTGAGTGAGTAGTTTGGAGCGAGCCCCAGCTGCTAAAGCGTCAGCCCATGAATTCATGAAGGTGTCGTCTATCACGTTAGACTCGATTGCGTTCATGATCGCTATCTCATAGCGTATCGATATGTTCGCTTCGGGTCGTGCGTCGAACGTCACTGTATTAACGTCCTCGAAGTAGGCGTATCTAGGCAAAGAATCTGACCTCACCCGCGGCCATTCCGGGCGATCCAATATGGTTATCGGAATCGCGCCGTCATCCAGCACCAACATACGCCACGCAACAATGTCAGTATCCCCGGGGGATGTGAAAGAGTACGAAAGCGAGTTGCTGCCAGCATTGAGTGTGAAGTTCGCATTTTCTGTCCAGACGTGAGTCTCTCGCGAGAAATCTCGTGCAGCCCAGCGAAGGGCTCTTTCGATGACCGGATCAGGACAGTTGTGAACCCGCTCACGGACAAGCGGGATGAGATCAGTAAGGTTAGCCATTATCTACGCTCAGGTGATTGACCCATGCCTTGACCATTAGCGCTTGCAGCCATGTCTGCTTGCGTAATCATGCCAAGTGCGGACTCAAATATTTGCAAATGGTTCTGGGCTCGTTGTGCGTTCTCGGCATACTCCGCGTCCTTGCTATAAGCACGGTAGAGCATGTAGTCGAGAAGACCGTTAGCGAATGTGTCGTCCAGATCTATGGTCTGCGTGTCAGTGTCGAAATCCGAAACTGTTTTATCTTCAGGCGAGACTGAGTAAACGATCTCTACCGAGTGCGTCGTTGCAGGCGCAGGGTAAAGATAGAAAGACTTAGGATCTCGATCATCGAAGATGAAGTGTCGGACATCGGTGACAGGCGTTGATGCGTCGTGCCAGTTGCGCACTTGCTCGTCCAAGATGTCTTGGCGAATGTGCGTAACAGCGGCACCATCTGTGTTGCGGACAACCTTCAGCAAACGAAGGCCACTTTGCGGCAGTGTTTGCTTAGTGTTGGCAGCAGCGGCTTGACCAGCTGTGACGTAATCTTCGTTAACTGAATTTGCATCAGGACGGCGATTAACCACAGCACGCTGGGCGTCATTGAACCATAAGAGCAATTCTGATTTTGTCCATCGCACGTTAGTCGTGTCGTTCAACACAACAACAGCGCGGTTGATGATATCTACGACTTTAACTGTCGACATCATTTACTCCTTTGTGGCTTAGAGAGAGCTGGCTTTCGCTTTGCAACGACCTTCTTTTCAGGGGCAGGTGCAGGCTCAGGCTCAGCAAAAATTGGTTCGAGGTGACCGCAGTTGCGTTCGATGAGGGGCGTCCAGTTAAAGACCCGCCCCGTCAAAGGATTGCGGTATGCAATCGGCTTACTCATTAAGCTAGAGAAATCACTGCGTGACCCATTGCGTCAGGCTTGATCACTGAGTAGCCGTAGACGAACAAAGACCGAACCAGCTGACCGAAGTCATCAGGGTTAGGCATGTCTTCCATGGCTGTGATCTGACCTGCGAACGTGAGTGCAGATGGGTGACCGAAGACCACGTCGTACTCACCAACTTCTGTCTGAGAGACAGAGTTAGAAGAGTAGATAGTGAAACGATCAACCATGCCCAAACGGCCGTTACGCAACATTGAAGTGCCGTCACCAGCGAGTGATGCGTCCTTCAACTCAGACTTCTTGATACGTGAAGCCATTCCGGGTGGGATGACGATGTATCGGCCTGTCTCAGGGATGTTCTGCTCGTCAAGGATCTGACCAGCGTCAACGATGAAGTCGATAACGTCTGCCTTTGCAACAGCGCGAGGAGTCGTGTTGTTACCAAGGTTGATGTTAGCGCCTGCACCTGCAGTTGCACCTGCGTTCTGAGCAGCTACTGAAGTGAACACGTTACCGAGGATGTCAGTGTCAACAGCGATCTTGATCTGCTCGCCACCGTCATCTGCGAAAGTGTTCATGAGGTTGAGATCAGACTGCATCTTATCAACGTCAAACAGGTTGAATGCAAAGTACTTACCTTTGTCGATAAGAAGCTCTACGTTCGCGCTTTCTGGGTTCTGATAAGTCAGACCGCCACCTTTGGTGTAGTCCGCTACTGTCAGATTAGGAACGGTACGGATGTACACCTTGTCACCGTATGAAGAGATCTCTCCCTCATAATCAGTGTTCGCGATGTCTCCGAATACAGTTGCCTTGTAGAACTTCTCTACAAGCTTGCCTGACCAGATCTCTGGAATGAATTTGCTAGTGTTACTAGCGCCTGTTGCTGAATAGTTTGCGGCACCGCCGCCTACGGGAAATCCCATGATTTAATTCCTTTAAGATTATGCTCTAAGAGCATTGAATAATTGATTTTCTAAGCGTTCAGCTTCTTCAGTCGTATACATGCCAGCGGTCTTGTTGCGGTAGAACTCTTGGATTTGTCCTTGAGTCCACGCAATAGGTTCTGGCTCGCTTTTAACTGGGGCCGCATTCGATTGCACTTTGACGTGCTCTTCCATGCTCGGCTTTGGCTTAGGCTCGATCCTTGTTGACGCCTGCATACCCTGATAAGCGGTAAAGAACTGCGCGGCGCGGGGTAGATCACCAGCCTCATAGGCCTGACTTAGCAATTGCTGACGTGGCACACCTGCAAAGGGCTCGACTTCTCTTAGCCAATCAAGGAATAACGGATCGTTGTTCGCTTGATCGAAATTGATGCCTTGCTCTGACAGCATGTTTGCCAGCGTTCCGAGACTATTATTCGACTGAATCTCATTGGTTCTGGTCATGAGGTTTTGAAGCTCATGCCGTAACGAATCATTTTCAGCCTTACTAGCCGCGAATGCGTTTGCTAACTCGTCACCGTAGTCCTCACGTATCTTGTCGATATGTGGTGACGGTAGAGGTGCCGGTGGTGGTGCAGTCTGGGACTTTAACTCTGCAATTTCCCGAAGCAGGCCTTCCTTCTCTGAAGGGTTGTGAACCTGTTCCTTAAGATCTTTGAGTTCTTGGTGTAAACGCGGAACCTCTGCGTTGTACTTACCTTGGAGTGCCTTGTAGCGCTCTTCCCATTTTGCTTCATCTTCATCTACTCCTTCAGAAGCAACCACTTCTGGTTGTGTTTCTGGCGCAACTTCAGCGACCTCTTCAGGGGCTGGCGACTCGACCGGGGCTTCTACAACCTCGTCCTTTTGCTCAGTGGTCCCTTGTAAGGCGGCTTCGGCCGCGGCTACTTGCTCTCTAACTTTACGTGGTAAACGTGACATCTATTTCTCCAGAGCGAGCCTACATATGTAGGTGTTCGCGGGTTAAAAGCTCAGGAAGCCTATTGGTTTTTCCTGAGACGGCTTTCAATGGCCCTAGAGGTAGCATCTGATTGGTCGATGGTCTCTAGTAGGCCTGCGACATACTGTGCGGCACCCTGCCCCCAATTGAGGACTGGATCCTGCGCAGTACGATTTCGTTGATCGATATGCTGAAGCGATAGCCGTAGTGCTTCGACGAGATCCTGAAACTCGGAGTGCTGTTTCAGTCTCGATATCGATCGTAATAGTTGTACTTTTTCGCGGTCATTAGCCGCTATGTGCTCTAGCTTCATTGAGGCTGTGGCATCCCTTGTGGCATCCCTTGCATCTGTTGCTGTTCTGCTTGGGCGGCCGCCATTTCTTCAGCCCGTGCCTTCATCTCTTCCTTGGTTGGAATGATGCGATCAACCGGGATGTCACCCGACTTGAACACTTCTCGTAACTGCTCACGCCGTCCGTCCAGACCTATGATCTGCATATCGATCGGGTTGGCTGTCATGGCTAAGAGTTCTTGCTGACGCATGGTGGCCGATTCTTTGTGAATCAACGCCTCACTGCCCCGGGCATGTGCTGTTGCATCACCCTTGAGCGACTCATCTTCATCAGTGAGCATCACGAAGTTGTAGAACTTCTCGACGACCGGCTCGATCACGTACACATCGACATTTCGGACGACGTGCTTAATCGTCTTGGACGCGGCATTCATGAGCATCGATAGCCCGCTTGCAGTCTTACCTGCGCCTGCGGCGGTATCTGAGCCATAGGCGTATGCCGGTAGGCCTGAGATGTCATCGGCGTAGCGCGAGAATCGCTCATAAATCGTTATAAGCTCCTGTGCATTGCTCGCAGGCTGGAAAAACCCGATGCCGTTCCCTGACCCAGCGCCTGCTCCAGTCGTGGTTTGCCAGATCTTCCATGGGTGCATGACAGAGATATCTTCCCCTGCCGCTAGACGATCAGTCTCCACCCATACTTGTGGACCTGATGACATCCCCATGTTGTTGATCAGCGCACGCGCCGCCGCATTGCAAGTGTCCTGACAATCAGCCAGCGACTCAGGCAACGCGATACCGGCAAAATTGCCCGGTACGTTCGACCAGCAAGCCTTGTGATAATCAGGCTTACCAGCGGGATCGGGGTTCAGTAGCGCCCGGATCACATAATCGTGTACCACCATGACTGACACGGGGTACTCGTCGTATTCGTCGATGTCACCCTGCATACCCCAGTCGATTAATTGACGACCGGATAGGCGACCCGAAAACTCCAACGCATCGATCAGCTCATTGTCTGCCGCTGACGAGAAATGCCCTGCAAGGTTGTTTCTCTCTTCATCGTTCCAGATCCACTCTCTGAGGCCACCAATGCCAAAATGGTTAAGTACGTGAGCAATTGCTTCACTGTTGTATCCCGTAGCCCCTCTCATGTTCACTAAATCTTGACGGGTGAAGCTGTGATGCTCGATCACCCAGTGGTCATTTATCTTTGCCCCTGTTGCTGGGCTGGGGTACATCCTGTGAGGACTGACCCGGCGAACCATGGGGATCACCTCACTGCCGATAACCGGCTGAAATACGCCATCCTCATCGGCCCACTGGAGCTTTTTGCAACGCCTGAACTCGATGCCCTTCATGACAGCAAACGGGTACGTCACCAGATCATCAAGGAACTCATCGAAGGCCTCACGCCATCCCGACTCGATCATCAGATCTTCAATCTTTTCGGACATCTTCTCTGCCCGATCCTCAGCCTCTTCCTTTAGCTCATCGAGCAATCGATCCCGGTGCTTCATCAGCATCTGCTGGACCATTTCCTCCGGTACGCCCATCTCCATCGCGCCCTGCACTGCCTGCATGACAAGCTCTTGCTCGAGTGCCGGTGGTAGCGCTGGTATCGGAGTCGGCTCAATACGCCATGGACGATCGCCTGACGGTTGAAATAAATCAGCGAGCCACGCCTTGGCCGCACGGCACTTGGCGCTGGTGATCTGCATGTAAATCTCAGAGCCGCCCTGTTGCTGAATGGCCGACAATTTACCGGCATCGTACTGGCCCTCACGCCTGCGCTGACAATCACGCAAACGGTTGTTGAGGTCCATTCGATTGAATTTGGATATTTCCCACATCGACCTGACGTGAGCGGCAAGGGAATCCGTAACCGGGTTGCCCCGATAACTTGCCTTCATCGCTTCCTGACGGGACTCTTCAGCCTCGTCCATTTGCGCTGTAACTTGGTCCGGTGTTGATACCTGTAATACCATTTATGTCCACCCTGCCGCTGAGGCAATTCTGGTTGGCCTTGCCGCTACTTTTTGACGCTTGGGTACAAACGCCAATAGCAATGCCTCCGCTTCGTTTGGAGACGCGATGCCTCGACGTTTCATAGCCTTCTTGGATTCAATTTTGACTTTGCCGCTGTCCGTGTATTCGACCAGTGGCTGTGATAATTCTGAGATCAGCTCTGCCCGGTTGGGGATGCTGATCATGTCGTCTAGTGACCAATTCTTGATGCCCTCGACATGCTGGTAGGCGCGCTCAAAACGTATGCGCATTTCCCACCACAATTGAGCCCTCAGATTCAGATAGAAGTCCTTGTTGAGCTTCTCCGGCATATTGACCACTGACCCTGCGCTTGGGCTCTCACTGACAGCTACCGGCAGGAATGAAACCCCTGACAGCTTGCCCGATGCCCTGACGCCAGCACCGACCCCTATGGAGTCGAAATTGACGTACTGAGCCCTGTGATCCCTTGCAAACTGGGTCGCTATCGATGTGCTCTGATGCGTGTCCTTACCGTTCCACGATTCAATGGACTGAACCACTGTGCCAGTCACTACGCAGATGGCGTTCTCATCCTTGCCCTGCTCATCCGCTACGTCGAAACCGATCCGGGTTTCACCGCTTGCCTGAAGGCCCAATGACTCATGCAGATTGACTGCCGCCCTGATCCATCGAGCGGGGATGCAGACACCCTCAATCGAGGCCGTGTAATCGATGTCGATCTCTTGAGCAACCGTCACAGCGTCAAGCTCATCACACTGCTTGTCATACCAGTCCTGCCCTTTCCGTGGATCGTCATGCCAGTGGAACGTGAACACCGGGATCTTGCCCCCGTGCCGCTTCTTGTAGAACGGATTACCAGCGCCGTTTGGCGTGCTGATATCGATCTTGCAATTCGATGTCTGAGACAGCGCCGCATCGATCAGCTCTGGCTTCTCGTAGAACGCGCTCTCGTCCTTGAAATAGATCGCTGTCCTGTTACCCCGGCCGATGTTCGTTCCTGCCTCTCCGGTCAATGTGGAGCCGTTACCGAAGCGTATGACCATGTGGCTCGAATGGCTCTTCTGGGTCCACTCACCCCTGAACTCAGGCGGTAGCAATTCCATGAACTGCCGGGCCTTGAAAAACAGTGATTTGGGGTCTCCGATCTTGTCGACGTATTCCTCTTTCCGAGAGCCGAATCCGATGTTGATGTCCTTGTTGAACAAGCAGATCGAACAGGCCGCCGCAACCGACAACCAAGAGACCCCCATATCCCGGGATTTCTCAGTCAATCCGCTCTCCTGACCGCGCCATCGATCCAGTACCCAATCGACCCATTCCATCTGCCTCTCGAACAGAACGAACGGCACCACAACCGGGAGTCCGCGCTCCGCATTCCGCGGGTCTGCAGTCATCCCCCAATCGCTGATGAATTGCCCAATATTGTCCCTGTAATGAGCCCTGACCTTCGGCAGTAGCGTAGGGTCGTCTCTAAGGCTCTGTAAGCGCTGAGCACGCTGTGTGAGCACCGACTTATAGTCCGGCTGTTTAAAGTCCATATGAGGCGTTTAAATGAGGTTCTGAGCGACCGCAAGAATGAAGATCGCAACGATGCCATAACAGACAAAGCGCACCTCCTTGTAATCCCATGCGCTCTCAATAAACCGCTTAAGTGGTGTCAGTAACATTTTAGTGCCTCAGCATCTGCAAATAAGCATCCGCGGCTTCCGACTCAGTGGTCGCATCCGCAATGTCCGTAACGTCGACCTTGATCGTCGTTTCAGTCTCAATTTTCTCTTTGAACGCCTGAACACCGACGTGCTTGCCTGCCAGCTCCAAAAACCCTCTCGCCGCGTTCGCATTGAGCGGAACCATTCGGCCTTGGTCGTCCATGTATTCAGTGCTGTTCACAATGTATGACTGAGCCGCCTGCTCAAGCACCCAAGCCGCATCGATTTTGGTCTTCTGAGCTCTCTCAGCGAGGCCTTCATTGATCGCTTGAGCTACGTCAACATGAGTCAACAATTTAGACCCAATTGTTCGAGCTGTTTTCTCTGAATATCCAGCCCTTTTTGCAGCTCCGGCACAGGACAAATCGATGAGATATTCATCAACGAATCGCTGTTGTTTTGCAGTCAGTTTGCTCATCAATATTGCCAGTACGCTGGGGAAGATAATTCCTCGTCAAAATCCATGTGAATGAACTTCGCAGAGTCGTGTATTCCGATGCGTGCAACCCCATGATTCAGGGCAACGCGAAGGATGCTTAAAAGTTTCTCGTCAGAGTCAAAGAAGACATCCATTGCAGTCCCACCTACGTGAGCACCGAATGGTCTTCCTTCCTCGGCCTTCTTGGCTTCGATTGGGTGGTCTTTACACCTATAGGCAGATGTCACTACAAAGGGGAATCCACACTCATGTCTCATACTGTTAAACGTCATCAAAGCGTCGTCATCAAAGCCGTAGGTATCACAGCAAGTGCAGGCTAATTCATCCCGCGAAAAATAGTTTTTCACCATCGCTTCGGCCACCACTGATTGAGAGCCCAGATAAGTCCTACACCAACCACAACTCCAGCGCACCAGAACCCCAAAAATATTAGATGATCCATTACTTCCACTTACTCAGCGCTTTGATGCCGAATGAGGCACCAAT